TGTTGCTGAAGAGCGAGCCGACCGTCTGCGCGATGCCGCCGATCAGGCCGGGGATCGCGGTCACGTCGCCTGCCGCGACGCGCGCCGCGTTCGCGCCGACCTGAATCAGGCCCTCGATCGCCCGCGCCGCGTTCGAATCGATCAGGCCGAGCGCCTCAGCCAGTTGCAGCGCCGCGCGCGCGTTCTCTTCGATCGTCCGCGCCGTGTCGCGCAGGTTGTTGATCGTTTCCTGATTCGCGAGCGCCTGCATCTCGCGCCGCGCGTCCTTCGCCGCCTCGCTCTGTTCGTTCAGCGCGCCGGCGACGCTCTCCGCGCGCTCGTCGATTTCCTTCAGCAGCTGGCTCGCGTCCTCGTGCGCCGTCGTGCCTTCCTCGAGCGTCTCGATGTACCGCTCGAGGCTGCCGTAGAGCATCTGCAGCTCGTTGAGCGCGAAGTCGCTAACCTCGTCGCCGAGCTCTTCGAATGACCGCTGATACATCTCGAGCGCGCCCGTCGAGCTGATCTGCCGCTCTAGCGCCTCGAAGGCTGCCAGCACGTCAGCCGGGATCTCGCGGCCTGCTGCCTCGAAGGTTTCTTCAGCGTCGCGGCGAAGCTGCGCGAGCGCGTGGCGCAAGTCGTCGGTCGCGGTCGCGGTCAGGGCCGTAAGCCGGCCGACGATGTCGCGCTGCATCTCGTCGGCGCGATCGCGCGCCTTCTGCAGACGCTCTTCGGCTTCGGCGTCGACCGTCTCTGCCGCCTCGGCGGTGCCGTCCGTGATCAGGCCGAGCGCGCGCTTGATGCCGTCCGCCTCGGCCTCGAGCTGCGCGACGCGCGCGTTGCTCGCGACGCTCTGCACTTCGTTCAGTTGCAGAATCTCGGCTTCGATCTCTTCGAGCCGGCTGCGCTGCTCGCTGCGCGTGATCGCTTCCTCGAGCGCCTGCTCGTTTGCGGTCGTGGCCCGGATCAGCTGCTCGCGACGCTGCTCGAGCGCGATGATCTCGTTTAGCTGCTCGAGGTACATCTCGGCCGTCCGAATCCGCTGCACGTCGCCGGTGCGCGCGGCTTCGCCGAGCTCCTGCTGCTGAGCGGTACGCTCGCGGCGAAGCTGCTCAAGCGAGAGCCCGGTGAAGTCGCGCGACATGGCGCTCATGCCCGTACCGCTGGCGCGGCCGCGGTCCCGCGGACGCCTCGCCTCTTCGATCTGCTCGGCGAGGTCTTCTACCTCTTCCCGCGCTTCCTTCATGCGCTGCAGCAGCTCGAGCGGCACGATATGCTCGGCCGCGACGCCTGCCTGCTGCATCTTCACGGCAAGCTGCTCGAGCGGATCGAGGAAGTTCGTCACGAGGCCCGTCAGCAGGCTGACCGCGCTCGCGAGCGGCCCCTCGAGCTTCTGCGCGAGGTTCACGGTCGCCGGGATCGTGTAAGCGCCGATCTCTTCACGCGCCGCCTGCAGGCGGTTCCGCCAGCTCTGCAGCCCGCCGAGGTTGCCCTCGAGCTGCCGCTGATACTCGCCCTGCACGAGCGCGCCGGCCGAGATGATCGCGTTGAGCAGCGCCTGCTTCTTCTCGAGGTCGCTCATCGAAGCTGCCGTCTTGCCGTTCGCCCGCGCCCACTCTTCGTAAATCTGGCTCGGGTTCATCTGCAGCAGCTTGTCCGTACCTTCGTCGAGCCCGCGCATCGTCTGCTCGAGCGCGACGTTCACTTCGGCCGCGCTCATGCCCTGCGCAGCGCCGAGATCGAGCGCGCGCGTCAGCAGCTCCTGCGACCGGGTCGCGTCGCCGGCCTTCGACGCCATCTTTGCGACCTGCACCGCGATTTCGTTCGCCGCGGTCGCGGTCATCTGAAACTCGCGGCGGCCGCGCTGCGCGAGCTCGATCAGTAGCTGCTGATCGACGCCGAAGAGCTTTGCCGCCGAGCTCAGGCGCAGGTAGCTCCTGATCAGGTTCTCGGCGTGCGTGACCTGCGCGCCGAAGAAGCGCACGGCGGCCGCGGTGCCGCGCGCCATCGCGCCGACGATCTGCACGAGGAAGAAGCCCGCGATCGCTGCGCCGACCGCCTTGAAGAGGCCGTTGAGCTTGCCGAGGTTCTTCCGCCAGCCGGCGACGTGCTGATCGCTGGCTTCCTCGCCGGCCTTCTTCGCCCGCTTCTTCACGCCGTCGAGGTCGCGCTCGAGCTGATCCATGCGCGCGCTGACCCAGACGGCGAGGTCGCCTGCGTTGATTGTCTCAGTCGGTCCGGCGGCCATCTCGCTCTCTCCGCGTCGCTCGTCTGCGCCAGAGCCGCCGCTTCAGCTGCTCCGGTAGGTGTCGCTTCCAGCCTCGCTGCCAGCGCGCGTACGCGCGCGCGAGCTCGAGGTGCTGCCGGATCTCGCGCTCGAGGATCATTCGCGGACCGGCTCAGGCGGTGCGCCCGCGCGCGACCATGCGAGCAGGCGGTAGAGGTCGTCGTTGTAGAGCTGCGCCGGCTCCATGTTAGCACCTCGCTCGAGCCCGCTGAAGAACGACGCCCAACCGCCGATATCCGGGTCCTCGAATTCGACGTCGCTCTTGCGCTCAGGCGGTGCGCCGAGCCGCTGCAGCCGCTCAGGTCCCGCCTCGTGCACTGCGCGGAAGAGCGCCGCGTCCCAGATCGGATCGATCTCGTCGACCCATGCGGGTGCGTCAGCGAAGCTGCGCGCCGGCGCGCCGGTCGGCGTCAGCACGTGCGCGTAGATCGCTCGGCGGTGCAGCGACGCCTCGACGAGCAGCAGCCGGTAGACGTCGCCGATCCTGCGCAGGCGACGTCGCAGCTTGCCGCGGCCGCGTCGCCAGCGCGGCCAGTGCTCGAGCTCGGCGGCCGCGGCCGCGTGCAGCCGATCGGCCTGCTGCAGGTCGCGCTCGAGCTCGCGCAGCCGGCTCGCGTGCGCCGCGATCTCGGCGAGCGCGTTGTAGCTGCGGCCGGTCACTTCGACGATGCGCGACCCCAGACGTACGCGTACCGGCTCGCGCCGCAGCAGCTGCCGCGCGGCTTCCTGCTTCTCTCCATCGCGGTCCTGCGCCGCGACGAGCCCTTCGTTCCTGACCCGGTAGCAGTGCTTCAGCAGCGCCCAACGCTTCAACGCTCGTGGAAGCGTAGAAGGCTCGAGGCTCGTCAGCTCCTTCTCGACGCGATCCTCGAGCCTTCCGTCCGGCTCCTGAAGCCGCAGCGTCTTCTCGAGCTTCGCGCACCACTTCTGCAGGTCCGCGAGGCTGACGCTTTCCGGGTCGGCGGGCTCCTGCTCCTGCCGCCCGATCTCGATCACTTGCTGCCGCTCTTACCGCTCGTGCTCGGGGAGCTGGCAGCCAGCTCGGCGGCCGACGTCGGCGTGCCGGTCACGGCCGGCGCGTTCGTCGTCGCCGCCATCGCCTCGTCGGCCGCCTTCTGCGCGTCCGTCGCGGCGCTCGTGTAGATCGCGGTGCCCGCCTCGCGCGCGGCCGCCTCTTCGTCGGCGCTCAGGATCTGCACCTTCGGCGGCTTCGTCGCGGCGAGCTCTTTCGCCTTGCCCGCGTCCACTTCGGCGAGGTCGCCGGGGAAGAGCCGGCGGTAGTGCCCGGCGATCTTCGTGATCCTCAGCGCTCGCACGACCTTCATGCCCTTCGTTGCCATCGCTCGTCTGCTCCCGGTCGGGGTCCACCTTCAGAAACGGCCGCCAGCGGCCGCCGCTTGCGTCCTGCGCGTTACGGGGAGCTCGAGACGGCTACCGGGTCAGGCAGCCGCCTCGAGGCTCCTGCGGCCGCCTAGATCGCGTCCGTGATCGTGACCGCCGCCCCGGACGACGGCCGCAGCGCGGCCCACGTCGCCTCGAGGATGACGTGCCCGTCCTTCTGGACGTCGATCGAGAGGCCCGCGCGCAGCTTCGTGCGCGCGAAGTCGTAGCGCCGGTCGCCCGCCGGTCCCGGCGATTCGACGTAGAGCGCGTCCTCGCGCTGGCCGAGCGCGTTCTCGGCGATCGCGAGGATCTCCGGGCTCGGGGTCGCGCCGGTCAGGTCGCCGGTCAGCGCGCTGTCCGGCAGGCCGAGCACTTCCTTCATGTTCAGCAGGTCCGCGTAGATCAGCCGGACCGTGATGTCGACCCGGTCGGCTGTGCGGAAGATGTCTTCGAGCCAGTTGCTCTGACCGCTGTCGACCTCGTGATCGGTACCGCTGAACGCGATCGTCACGCCGTTCGGTGCGGTCCGCCCGAAAGGCACGTCGACGGTCGCGCGGATCGCGCCGACCTCGCTGATGCCCTGAATGACTGTCTTCCGTTCGTTCGCCATCGCTGCTTCTCCTTTCGGTGCCGCTCAGCGCGGCGGTCAGTCTACCTTGATCAGGTAGTCTCGCGATCGCCTGAGCGGCGGTGTCGCGTCCTCGTCGCGCGCGCCGAGCGCGCGGCTGTAGAACCTCTGCCCTGCGTACGTCCAGACCTTCTCGTCGAAGAGCTCGAGCAGCCGTGCGTCGATCGCCTCGAGCGCCGCGTCGTTCAGCCAGACGAAAATATCGACCTGCACGCGGATCTCGCCGACCGGCCCCGCGATCACCTCGTCAGCCGGGAACGTCAGCGCAACCCTCGGAAAGTAGTCTTCCTTCGGCTGCTCGGATAGCAGATCGTCCGTCCAGCCGCGCTCGACGCGCGGCCGCGTGTTCGCCGGCGGGTCCTCGAAGCCGACGAGCAGCAGCAGCGCGGCGTCGCTCGCGGCGCGCTGGTAGAATCCGCGCTTCGCGTCTGCGTTCATCCGGTCCTCAGAATCCGCTTCACCTTCGGCTTCGCCTTCGTCATCGCCGGTCGCACGTGCGGCCGCGGCGCGAGCCCTCGCTTCGTGCCGTACTCGAGCAGCTCGCCGAGCGAATGCGCGCCGACGCGCCGGTTCGTGAAGGCGGCCGCCATGACTGCGTTGCCGAGCTCGACGGCCGGCGTGCCGTGCCAGCTCGAGACGTAGAGGCCCTCGCGGATCGCCGGCGGCTCGCCCGGTGCGCTGGCGCGGTACGTCGCGCCGGTGCCGGGGATGCGGTACGTGCGCCCGGTCGGGTCGCTGTCGTTGATCGTCGTCACGATCTCGTCGCGCACGACGAGCGC